TTCAAAGTTCTCAGACTCTGATAGGTAATTGTTAAAGGCTTCTACGATTGCGTCATGTGTCGCCATAATATTCTCCTATATTATTTAATCGGTTTCCCTTGGGATTATACTCCATCTACCAAACAGTACGACTGAATAGTATGATGCGTATGCTTTCCATGTAGCAATAGGTGGTGTTGATTCCAACATTGCCTCAAGAAATACTTTGTCTGATATTTTCTTGGCTTTAGCTGAAACATCTTTTGATTCTTGTGTTTCATTAGAGCCACCTGATCCTACATGATAGCCGTTAGCTTCTCTGTATTCTCTAATAGCAGAATATAATGCATCGTGTATAACTGCTGATCTAGCAATATCAAACGGTGCAATAATGTTCCAGGCAATTCTCGGTACTGAAGCTAGGTCTGTCGTGAAACCTTTCTTCGCTGTAATTTTGCCTGCTTTAGTTACTTTAGCGCCTATCTGTTTTAGTATAGCGCTATCGCTCTCGGACAGTTTATCACTATCAAAGATTAAACTAGAGTCTAGTGTCCACCTTTTAGGCGGTTCAAATTTAGCATCTAGTAATTTATTAAACTTACTCATGATATCTCCTTTAAATATAAGTCCTATTCTTATTTATAAATAATAGAAACAATAGGTTGACATATGGTACCCTAATAGTGCATTATGTAACAAATAGGAGGCACAAATGGCTAGTTTAACATGGAAAATACCACAAATAGGCTCACAGCGAGTAGGCATATTCCTTAGCAAATGTAAGAGAGGAGAGCCACACGAGCTAACAAATGGAAAAAAAGTTGTACTGACTGACATTGTAGTTAACGATAGAGCCACTCCAATCAAGTCAATGTCTCTCGCTACACTAACAACCAAACTGTCAGGCTCATACAAATTTCTCGATAAAGATGAGAATGTGTATGGTATTACAAATTTACAAAAGACAGACGATTACAAAGATGATGGTAGGAGAAACTTTAATAAAGGTAATGTAGCAGAGATAATATTTGCCGGTGCTATCTTTTGTAGGTTTAAATCTAAATCCAGAAGAGTCACAGAGTCTGATGTACATAGTTTAATTAGAAGTCTGCCAAGCGATAAACATATGGGTTCAAAGGCAGAGATGAGCGCCAACAAGAATCCTAATGTTAGAAAAGACTTTGTGTGGTTACATTGGGGATTGTCTAAAAATAATTATCAAGCTGTTAAAGATGACACATTGTGGCAGGCATGGAGTAAGTACACAGCAGCTGCTGTTATTTATGCTAATAGCACAAAGGTATCTGAATATGCTGATGAGTTCTACAATAATAACTTGCATAACAGAATACAGATACTAGCAGATGGAGAGTCAGACCAAACAGGTACAAAGGTAGATGTTAGAGTTATTGCCAACGATCACCAGGGTAAACAAGTTCCATTAGATTTAAATATATCACTAAAGGTAGGACCTGTAAAACAGTTTGGACAATATGGTGGTGTAAGTTATGAGGTACAGGCAAAAATGTGGGACGAGTTCTTTGACATTGACTTACCATATACTGAAAAGAAATATCTATCTCACATGGGGAGTGAGAACCACGACAATGATATGAGAGATGCTCTTAACTTCTCCTATAGTCAAGTAGCTCCACATGTGGCAAAGTCATTAAGCAGTGAGAAAATAGGAAAGTTCTTTAAGGCTGTAAACTTTCATATGACTAGAAATGAAAACCCTGTATATCTAGTTCAACTAGATGATAAAGGAAGAGCAATACAATATGATACAAATAAACTAGCTAACAAAATGAAGAATATCACATTCAGTTCAAAGTTAGGTAAGAGTGGCGACTTACCCAAGATGAGTATATGCACATTAATAGATGGTAAAGAGGAAGTATTCCTAGACATAAGAGTTAAGAGAGGAGAATATTTGAAAGACGGTACACCATACTATAGAAACATATTCGAGAAAGGCAAAAGTTTTACAAACCTATTAAGTAAGATAATATCCTAATGTCCAAAGCTTCGTTATTCTTTTTATTCAATCACAAAGACACTCTGTATATCGTAGACAATAATCATGTACAAGATGTTCCTAAGCCTCGTGAACTGATAAGAAGGTTCTCTACTATTGAACAAATAAGAGAGCATGCACTGCACTTAGGATTACCTATTGCTAACGACACAGCGCGAGAAAGAACTAAACATCACACACCTGAAGGCTTAGAAAGAATAAGACAAGCAAAACTAGGTAAGAATCATCCAGCAGTAAAGAATGGTAGGAGTGCAGAGTTTAGAGAAAAAGTATCTAAGACTATGACTAATACTAGAGGCGGTGAGAATAATCCTATGTATGGTAAACAACATAGCAAAGATACTCGTATAAAAATGTCTTATGCTTCTAACTTTAAAGAGAAAAGACGATGGTGTGTCTCACCTGAAGGTAAATCAACTACAATTCCTGTTAGTGAACCACTGCCTGAAGGATATCAATGGGGCAGATTCTACGATCCTTATAAACCAGATACTGAATCCTTAATATAAGGTAAGCGTTTCGCTAAGTCCTCAAAGCTCTCATCAAATATACTGATCTTTAATAGTATTCTATCCTCATCATTAGTCTTAACACCATGCAATTTAGTTGTATTGAGTAAGCATTGTGTATAAACATAATCCTCTTCCTCAATAGTAACAGGTGCAGGGTTAGGAGTTAATACAAAGTTAATAGAACATGTTGTGCCATTGTCTGTGTGCATAGGCAATGTTGAATTAGCATCTTGCCAATAATATCTAGGCGAACCTTTAACACCAAAGTCTTCCATTATTTTATCTAGCAATGGGCTGTCATGTTTAAGTATTTTCCATGTCTCCAAAGCGTAATCAGGATACCTGGAGTCTGTATAAGGTTTGGATTTGTCTTTTATGCTAGCTGCCTCTTGTAATAGTTCTTCCACAGGCAATGGATAGCATAGTTCTATTAAATGTCCGATAACTGGCCTCTCAATGTGTAAACTCTCCCACCAATAAGATCATCTCGTTCAATTAAAATACTTACTCTTTGAGCTGGTGTGTCCCAATGTCCGTCTTCCATATGTCCAGGATCAATGGCGTAATAATTAGCAATAGGTCTAGGAGGCTCTGGATGTTCTATTGGCGGGCCATCATATGTTTTCATGTGATGAAGCCATTTCATAATATGTACATTCATACCTTTCATAGCAAAGTATGGTGCCCATTGTATATAATCTTTTATCTCAGCCGTTGGCCGGCGTACAAGAATCCCAGAACTAATCATCCAAAAGACTTTACTGTCTTTGTGTAAGTTAATAGACTCTAATATTCTTAAGTTGATGAGACAATTTCGTTGATAAGTTTGTACATCAAATTTCTCTGGAAATGCGTGATGATTAAAAAATACTAAATCATATAAATCATGTTTAGGATTATAATGGCCATCTAAATCCATTAGACTTATATTGTGCTCGCCTCCTGATATAACCTCTCTAGGTATAATTTCTACCTCGTAAGTTTTCTCTAACTGCTTAACAAGTGCTGCTCCAAATTTACTAGTACCACCTGTTATCAATGCCTTACGCATATATCTTCTCCATCATTTTATTCTCGCCACATACATCAGAGCATAACATAATTTTATTACCTTCCCATTTACTGTAAACACCATGGAAAGGATCTGAATCTAATATTTCTTTTAGTGTAAGCTCTTCTAAGTTATTATTTATATCTTTAAATATATCCTGAGCTTGCCATTGCTGTACTTTGGAAACCGTTCTTCCTTTTAAATACTTCTTACTTAAATGTCCAAAGAAACTGCAAGGCCAAACTGTGCCATCGTGGTTTATTCTAATCTCATAACCACCACCAAAACTATGATTAGCACTGCAGGTTATACATGTACTTCTATCCTTATAAAAACTTTCTACTTTGTCCTTATACTCATCATAGTTTAATGTGTCTATTCTGTTCGCAAATTCCCTTGAACTGGTTGCTATAGGCGCAATTTGTACACCTTTTGCAGGATATATCTCGTACTCTATGTTGTAGTCCTTATCCCTAGCAGGCATTGGTTCTCCCTCAAATCCATTAGGATTCTTAAATCTAATCTCAAAACCAAAACTGTCAGCCATATCTTTGGCATTATCTACTTGATGTTCATTATGTCTAAACTTAAGATACTCCCAGATACCTTTGGCTCCTGTGCTACTAAATGTTTTCATAGCATTCATAACCTTATGCCATTTAACATTGCGTCTGTATATGTGATTAGTATCTTCTAAGCCGTCAACAGAAAATATAACATAACTATTATCGTTCAATGACATGCCTAAGTTATACCAAAACTTTTCGTTCTTCATACCACCATTGGTATTGATTTGTATTGTAGGAGAATGTGTAGTGTAATCGTTAATGTAATCTATTATAAGAATTATATCTGGTGCAGTACATGGGTCGCCATAGTCACCAGCAAATGTCCACATTCTTATTTGTTGTAAGAATTCTACAGGGAAATGTTTCTTGAATCGTTCAAGACTATAGGCTCCCTCGACTATGTTAGGATTAAGATTGGGACTAAAGTTATCGTACCGAGGGCACCAAGGGCATATGGAATTACAAAGAGTCGAGAGTTCTAAGTGTACGCTCTTTAAATTTTCGTATTTCCAATATTTATTTGGCACTCTTCTTGACAGCCTTTTTCCTAGTCTTCTTAGGTTTCACATAATCTGTAATTCCTAAGTCTCCTAGGATAGCTTCAAGTTTTGGATATAGTTTTAGAAGTTGTTGGTCCTTAACTGCTGTTAAAAACTCTGCTTCTTTGTGATGTACTCCTTCTATAATAGACATCCAATTCATCTCACGCTTCCAATCAGGCAGGTTTGCCATATTAGATGCTGGATCTGTAAAGGATTTAATTCGTCTAAACTCTAGTGTAAGAGTAGACTCACCCATATCATCAGGTATATCTGTTTTAATTTTAGTAGATTCAGGCATACCCTCAGGTAGTTTCCAGTCTACTTTTTCGGCTCCAACGCCCCATCTTGTAAAAGGAACAATAGTCTGATTTTTAGCTGCTACTGTTTTAAGTCTTTCGACTTGTTCTTTCTTTGGTGCCTCAAATACCCAATCAAAAGCCTCGTTAACTTGTCTAAACTTTGTTGGTGCTTCCATGTTTTACTCCATATTTAAAAATTGTAGGCGAGACTAACAACAGCTTCTGAACCAATGTCATCATCTCTTCCCTCGCCATATGTTAATGCTACTGTATAACTAGCAAAGTCCTTACCTATATTTATACCATAAAAGTCTATAGGATCTTGCCAGAAGAATGTAACGGATACCTTTTCTGTGGGTAAAGCATAACTATACTCTGCAAAATGGTTATCACTATTGTCTAAGTCTTCCCAATAATATGCTGAGAAGCCTCTAAATGTTCCACCTACATACCATTCTTCTAGTTTGTTTTGTGGCTCATCATTAAAGTTGTATTGAATTAAACCAACATCAATACTTAACTCATCATTAATTCTATAGGCATAACCTGTATAAAAGTCATACTCATATTCTGAGTTATCGCTGTAATCTACTTCTGATACCCATGCTCCTGAATACCAACCGTTATGTTCTAACTCTATTCCTGCTGATATAGCTCCAGCATCTGCATTCTGACTAGTGCCTCTCCATAAGTAATCAGAACCTATTGTTACATTGCCTGATACATCAAGCGCTGTTGCGTAAAATGGTGCTACAATAAGAGCAACCAATAAAAAAATTTTCTTCATTTAATTTCCTTGTTTTAAAACTCATCTATTACATCAATCATACTCATCATTTTGTTTTCCACAAAATAGTTTAATAAGGATTGCTTTTCCTTATTTGTTTGTGATGTATAACTATGTATAATACTATCTTTTATGTCCTGAGGCGTTTTGGTTAGATCTACTAGCAATGAATTACGATTGTATCCATGTGCTGTTTCACCTGTAACAAAATCCTCTGGAGACATAAGTTTCCATTCTGCTAGTAACTTCTTACGGATAGGACGCTGTCTAATACCACTAACAAAGGTATCGTCAGGTGATAGCATATTAGGTATACCGTCTCCTTTGTCGCCAGTAATAATATGTTCTCTCAATACTTGTTCTGCTGGCTCTGTAATCTTAACCCACTTCTTTTGTGCTGGTGCCCATTGTTTTACATTAGACCACTTTTGTAATTGTTTAAAGTCGTGATCTCCAGATACAATAAGGAAAGGTTCAGGTGTTATCTCATCTTCAAATAGAGGACCAGGTTCTCCTGATGTCTGACTATACTCTGCTAATGTTCCTATCACATCATCAGCCTCAGCACCATCAACATCAATAACAGGATA